AGAGATGCAAAAGCCACAGCTGGTAAATAATAAGCAAGTTGTGTTTCTGTATTCGTAATATTAGTCCCAGGATCAACAACTCTTGTCCACAAACCATCTTCAGGATTATTAACTGTTGACCAAGTAAACGATTGCAAATAACTTTCTTTCTGTGCAATATAATTGATACCCATTTCATCAATATCTTCTAAACCAGCTATACGCGGATCTATGGTCAATTCCTGTTTAACATCTACAGACAATTTAGCTGCATCATCTTTAGTGTTAGTAACGGCCAAATCCATTTTAGTCTTTGGTTTATAAGGCATTGTCTGAATTTCAACAGGGCGCGAATATCCAAATAGTGTTGCCATAGCTCCGATTCCTTTAGCACCGATCTCTGTTGCTCTAGCAAAAGGAGCAATTGAGGGTACACTCTTTAACGAATTAGCCAGTGTTGCCACTGCACCAGCAACATATGATACTGGTCTAGCAGAATATTCATCAGCTTGAGCAGATAGTGCAGACGAATCAAACTCAGTTGGAATAGCAAATTTAAGATCCTCAGCCCATGCAAAAATTTGAATAGTTACAGGGTCAGTTGTACTTGAAGCTGCCTGTAGAGCAGAAAACTCTGATAAAGTCAATCTCCCCATCTGTGACCACTCGGCTGTCACTACATCTAAGGCATCCTTATGGAAGAAGAAGGGTAGAATCATTTCACCTCCTTGACTTTCCACTGGATCCAAAATAACATGAGGGCGTTGAGTCACTAATACATAATCAGCGTCTATATAAGGATTGCGTATAGAAGTAATATCATCCAAAGTGGGTAATGGCAAATAATCTAACATTGCTCGCCCATAGTGAAATGGTGTACCACTAATTGTTGCTTTAATATGCAATTTACACCTCATCAGACGATAATTATTAAGACGATTTATGACTTTTGGATCATTGAAAAATAGCGACCAAGGATCAAATGTAACTTGTGTCATGGGAATTCCAGGTGTCCAATCAGTTGTATGAATACGTACAGGTCTTTTGAAATAGTCTTCGAGTCTAGCATCTTGTATAAATGCATGATCTCTTACTGAATCAAACGAACCCTTCTGCTCATGCATAAAACCTGGATGTGTATCGACAAATTTTACTGTTTCTACTTGCTGGGTTTTCTCAGCCACTGTTATATTGGTCGAGTCTTCATGTGTTGTTTTCACTTCTTCGGCATGTGCGCTTAAGCGGTCAGATTTGTCCTCTTTAATATATACAATGCGCTTATTGCCTCCATTTACATATTCTTGAAAAAGAGCAAAACCAACATAAAGAACTGCTGAAGCAGCAATTCCCCATATACCATATTTCTCTGTATCACACGCACAAAAAACAGCGTGTTGCATTTCCGTCGCGGAATCCTCCGCTTGCGAGTTCAATGGCTCGCCACCATACAAAAGTGTTTCCAATTGACTGCGTGGGGAAACTAACCACCTATGTACAAAATAAGGTCTTTTCAGTATTGGGTTTTGGCGTAACACCCAGACTCTGCAGTCATAAAGCAGGATTCTGCTTGAGCTTGGACCCCTATAACGCCATCGGATGGTCCGTCGGGACAATATTTTGACAACCAATGTTGCACGCGCTCGTCCCATGACGCGGTCACTGAAGGTACAGTAAGATCTACTTCTTTGCAAACTAACATCATCTTAGATTGGAAATCCAAGAACTCCTCTTTGCCGTATGCGAACATTTCATACATAACTCCATCAATACAACTAATAACCACTTCGCGTTTGGTGGCGTTCTTGGAGCGCAAATTAACATGCAAACTTTTAAAGATCGAATCTTTACACAACCTTCCAATAGAACGATCAATATCAGGGATATAATTTGATGTTCGTTTAAGAAAATCGGCCTCTTCAAAAGGAAGATAATCCATTTCCTCTTCTGTTTTTGTCGGCGGAGTAATTTTGAGACCAAACTCTGCCAAAAATTTCTTGATGAATCGAAATGTGAATTTCCGAAATTGGGGAGCTACTGAACCAATTAAATCATCCCCATAAGTGATGATTGCTACGCAAGCACGAAATGATTGCTCATTTGTGTAACATGTGAAGAATGCCATACGAATATACAATGAATTGGCGCATCCATTCACATTAACAGTCAGATTATTTCCTGATGTATTCATTGACATAGCTAACAACAAAGTTCCATTGAAGTCAATTAAAGGATTAGTAATATCATTTAGCATCATCTTCATGACATATAAAGATTGCTTGTCATATCCTGCTACTTCAGCCAGTTCCAAAAAGGATCTCCACACTGCTATTGTAACCTGACAATTCATTCTCACATCAAATTTTGAATGGTCAAGCGCGAGCAACATTTCCTTGTTGAACCTAGTTGCCGCATCTATCAGATCTTGCCATTGAGTCCCAAATGCATTTATTCGTACTGCCGATTCAGCTAAAACAGGATGAAATTGTAAGAACCTAGCTATTGGAAGAAAATATGTTCTAATCCATATACTCATAGCGACACAAGATGCTTGAAATACTCGAACTTTTGTAGATGTTTGTTCAGTAGGTTCATCTTTAAGAGTAGCAGATGTCACAGGATAACCTCGTTCACCTCGCATCCATGCATCATGCAATCGATCCAATTCTTTTTGAACGTCTTCATGGGGTATTCTATCTATCAACTTCTCACCTTCACGTATTTCCTCAAACCACCTTTTCTTTGGACCAAAAATAGGAAATCCCATACTAGTCTCCATTGGTAAAGCGTCCAAGAATCGTTTCCCATTTATACCCAATATAGACTCTTTTAAGGTTAATGGTCTCACTTCATCCGATTTGACAAACTCTCTCATTGCATCTTTTAATGGATCTACCCAATCTCTTCTTGCTCTCTCAAGGAGTTTTGGTGGAAACATGTCACCAGGGTTGATAATATGCTCTAAATTGGCATTATATGCTGCCCAATTGGGTTCCAGTTTAGGAGGACCCCATTTATTAGGCACACCAAAATATTTTGCAACATTATCACTCAAAATTGACTGCTCTACTTCGCTACGTTGTTTAGTCCTTAATCTAGTGCTACCAAGAACAATTGCACTATCTTCAGGTTTTAACTTTGCAGCCATCGATTTGGGGTGGGGTTTATCAGACACCAATAAAGGTCTACCATATTGTTCCTTAGG